TATCTCACTTACGTAGGCCATCCTCTGCTGGTCATGAGGAAGGGGCGGCTACCTCTCTTAGTCAGTTGAGAGGGTCAGCTTCTATTGGTCAGCTATCTGATATTGTTATTGGATTAGAGAGGAATGGGCAGCATGAGGATGAGAAGGAGAGGCACACTACCACAGTACGTGTGATAAAGAATAGATTTTCAGGGTTGACAGGCCCTGCATGTAGGCTGTACTATAGCCGACAGACAGGTAGATTGACAGAGCTTGAAGAGGAAGGGGAAGAGTTTGAATGATTATCTTTCAATCTATTATCAAAGAGCTTGACGTAGTTACGAACAAGCATGTATACTATCTTGTTACTGGAAATGATAAACAAGAAGGGACATGGTTTGTTGGTGAGAATGTCATCTCTATTCGAATGAAGAAGGCACCGGGATCAGAGGCGTCTTCCTTCTGGCTTGATGAGATGTTTAAATCTAATACTCCTAAGTTTGAATCAGATTTAAAACAAGTCAAGCAACTCCTAGAGAGAGGGGCAGTTGTGGTTTTCTCCCCCTCTCTTCTAGGAGAAGACATTGATAAGATGAGAAGTGTCTGTCCTGATACGACAGCTTTCATAGAGCGTAAGCTTGCAGCGGTGTTACATGACAAGCACTAGATCAAAGAAAGCAAAGGGGAGGAACCTACAGAACTTGGTTGTTAATAAACTTCTTGACTGTTCAGAGGATTTAGAACCAGATGATATTAAAGGGGCTATCATGGGTGAGAATGGGATGGATGTTAAACTTTCTCCCGCTGCCTTTAAGGTATATCCTTTTAAGATTGAATGTAAGAACCAGGAAAAATTTAAAGGTATCTACTCTATCTACTCTCAAGCAGAAGGACACGAAGGGAAGGGAGAACCTCTCATCATACTGAAAATGAACAGGCAGAAACCATTGGTGATAATGGACTTTGATTTTTTTCTTAATTCTTATAGAGGAGATACTAAATGAGTGAAATTTGGAGAGGTAAGCCTGAAGATGATGAGCTAAGAAAATTAAAAAAGGAAAGACAATACATTATCTTTGTCCCTAACCCAGAGGACGAGACAAATTTTTCTGTGATGGTAGTAGATACTCTTTCTTCTAACTCTCTTCCCGAAGAGTATCAGGAAGAAAGCTTTAATGTATCTAACATTATCATTAAAGGGATAATGAATATGCTAGATACTGAACTAGACTATCTAGTAGAGAGAGGGGAGAGCTTCATCATGGATGAATATAGAGAAGAGAAAGAGAACGAGTTTAAAAATTCAGAAAATGTTATTGTGTTTGATCCTAAGAAAGCAAAACATTAAAGGAGAATGAGAATGAATGATGATGAATGGAATGACGTTGTTAGTCCCGACCATTACAATAGTAACTCAATAGAAACTATTGATTTGATAAGGGACAGTATGGAATCGGAAGAGTATAGAGGATACTTGAAAGGAAATATTTTTAAGTATGTTAGTAGGTATCGTTACAAAGAGAAAGAGAATCCTCTTAAAGATTTGTGGAAGGCACGGTGGTATCTAAGTAAACTCATAGAGGATATGAAGAATGATGGGTAAGAGTGAAACATTACAGGATAAGCTGCATATGTTTCATCATGCTTTCAACCATCCTACTGGGCTAAAGTATCCCTTGCCTTCTGCAATAGTGGATAGTGAAAAGGCTTTGCGAAGAACACTTATACAGGAAGAATATAAGGAGTTGATGTATGCTATCAGCAATGAAGATGATGATGAAGTTCTTAAAGAACTTTGTGATCTGGTTTATGTGTGCGTTGGCTTTGCTGTTACTTACGGTTGGTCTTTTGATACTGCATTCAATAGAGTACATAGGTCAAACATGTCTAAGCTGGACAAAGAAGGCAATCCACTCTATAGAGAAGATGGTAAAGTGGCTAAGTCTAACTGCTATGAACCACCGAAACTTTCGGACTTAGTGTGATGTGGGGGCAACATCTTATCGTAGACATGAGTGGTTGTAATCGTACAGCAGTTACAGACAAGGAAACAATTCGTACCTTTTGTAGTGAACTCGTTGAGAAGATAGACATGGTTCCTTATGGGGAACCAGTAATAGAACACTTCGCTAAGCATGACCCACATGCAAGTGGACACACGCTTGTCCAGCTTATTGAAACATCTAATATTACCGCTCACTTTGTAGATAATACAGGGGATATATACTTAGATGTTTTTTCTTGTAAAGATTTTTCAAAGGAGGACGTACTAGAAGTTTGCTATAAAATATTTTCCCCATCAGAACTACACACGATGACTTTGAATAGGGATGCAGGTTCTATTCCTTTGGTTAATAGTAAAGAAAGGAGATTAGGTATGAAGAGTATGGCTATTAATTTAGAATGTGATGTTATGTTTAATGATGAAGGAGAGTTGGAGGTGTACCTTTATATGGGAGATGGGGATGACCACAGTGTGTTTAAATTCAACTTGAAAGATATCTTAGAGGCAAACGTAGGTATGTTCACCATCCCTGCTGATCCTCCATATCTTCGCCATGATGATATGGAAGCACGGGATTCTATTTATAATATGTCGAACGCACTAAAAGCTGGTGCGGCATATGTAGATGAACTACAAAACAAATATCTTGACAACGAGCCTAGCAATAAGGATACTGTTGAATGATTATTGATGATGCTGTAGTACAAAAGTTACTCAACTATCTTACTCGACAACCTTACAGGGAGGTACAAGAATTGATATCCACTATCATAAGTGAGGCTAACAAGCCAGAGAATACATGGAGTAAAGAACCGGAGCTACCACTGGGGAATCATCGTGGAGAGGAAACACCGTGAGTAAAGCAGAAATTTTAAAGGCAGATAAGAACGGAAACCTTATGCTAAAGGATTATTCTTCTATACCTACAGACTATCAAGCATTTATACATCAGTCACGGTATAGTCGTTGGCTTTCTGATGAAGGACGTAGAGAGACATGGGAGGAAACGGTCACAAGACTGTTGGATTTCTATAAGTACTTTCTTAAAACCAACCATGATTATGATATGCCAAAGGAAACATATACTGATCTATATGTAGCTATCGTAACCATGCAGGTAATGCCCAGTATGCGGGCTATGATGACGGCTGGACCGGCACTAGAACGTAACCACATCGCTGCATACAACTGTAGCTACCTGCCTGTAGATAGCCCTCGTTCCTTTGATGAGTGCCTATACATCCTGATGCATGGCACAGGTGTGGGCTTTAGTGTGGAACGGCAGTTCATTAACCAACTTCCTACTATCCCTGATCAGTTTGAACTTAGTGAAACATGTATCGTTGTACAGGATAGTAAGGAAGGATGGTTTAGAGGATTCAAAGAGTTGATTAACCTATTGTACGCTGGTCAGCTACCTAAATGGGATATGACTAGGGTTAGACCACAAGGTGCTAAGTTGAAGACCTTTGGTGGTAGAGCAAGCGGTCCTGAACCTTTGAATGAACTGTTTAAATTCACTGGTAACATGTTTAAGAATGCTCAAGGTCGTAAGCTTAACAGTTTGGAATGTCATGACCTCATGTGTAAGATTGCTGACGTTGTGGTTGTAGGTGGAGTGCGTAGGTCTGCACTGATCAGCCTGAGTAACCTTAGTGATGACCGTATGCGTCATGCTAAGTCAGGTGATTGGTGGAACAATGAACCACAACGATCCTTCGCTAACAACTCTGTATGCTATACGGATGGGCTGGATACTGGTTCATTCCTACGTGAATGGAGTGCCTTGTATGATAGCAAATCAGGTGAGAGAGGTATCTTCAACCGTCAAGCTGCACAGAAACAGGCTGCTAAGTATGGACGTAGAGAAGCAGATATAGACTACGGTACTAACCCGTGTAGTGAGATCATCCTTCGACCTAAACAGTTCTGTAACTTGAGTGAGATTGTTGTGAGGGTGGATGATACAGCAGAATCCCTACAAAGAAAGATTGAACTCGCAACAATCCTTGGTACGATCCAATCTTGCTTCACTGATTTCAAAGGGCTGGGTAGGCAGTGGGTTAAGAATACAGAGGAGGAAAGGTTGCTAGGTGTATCCCTTACAGGTATACTTGATAATGCTATGCTGGCTAACAAGACAAGGGATAGTCTACCCGCCCTGTTAGGTAGTCTTAGGACAGGGGCAGTCAATGTTAATCGTAAGTGGTCAACTCTGCTGAACATAGAGCCGTCCGCTGCCATCACCTGTGTTAAGCCTAGCGGCACCGTCAGTCAACTGGTTGATGCTGCATCTGGTATTCACCCTCGACACTCTGGATACTACATCAGGACAGTACGTGCAGATAAGAAAGACCCGTTAACTCTGTTCATGACTGATGCTGGGTTCCCTGTCGAGGATGAGAATAAGAAACCTGAATCAACTGCCGTATTCTCCTTCCCCATTAAGGCACCGAAAGGTGCAATAACGAGGCATGATATGACAGCCATTGAACACTTAGAGATATGGCAAATTTATGCTGAATATTGGTGCGAACATAAACCCTCCATCACGGTTAGTGTTAAAGAAGATGAGTGGTTAAAGGTCGGTGCGTTTGTGTATGAGAACTTTGATGATATGTCAGGGGTAAGTTTCCTACCCATGTCTGAACATATCTATGAGCAAGCACCTTATCAGGATTGCACTAAGGAAGAATACGAGAAGCTGTTAAAACAAATGCCCAGTAAGGTAGATTGGAAGAAGCTTAGTGCATATGAAGGTGATGATAATACGATATCATCGCAGACGTTCAACTGCGTTGGTGATTTTTGTGAAGTAGTTGACTTAGTTTAGGAGGTAACATGGTTTGGTCAAAGGAGTTACAAGATAGCTGGAAAAAGCAGCATGATATTAAAAGACAACAGAAGGAGTGTGTAGTTTGTGATAATCCTATTACAAAGGATGAATATGATGAATATAAAATGTGTGCTTGGTGCTATGCAGAGTCTGTTTTCAAACCGGAAGAACTTTAATGTTTTTAAACAGATACAGAAAAGATTTAGACAGTGGCTCAACAAGAGTGATGAACCTAGATACCTATCCGGTAAGAGGAGACTTAAATGACAGCATCTGAAAAATTAAATCTACTTAGAGAGAAGAGCAAAAGGGAAAAGGACATATCTCTTCCTATAAATGAGCAGCACATCATAAACAATCTCAAAGAGGTATATGATCCAGAGATGTCAGGGGTCAGTGTGTACGACTTAGGTCTGATCTATAAGATAGATACAGATGAGGAGGAAGGGATAGTTGACATTACTCATACTCTCACCAGTGCATTCTGTCCCTATGCAGATGAGATTGTTCATGCTATTCACAAGGCGGGTGAGGTAGAGAATGTGGAATCGGTTAATGTCATTACTACATTCGATCCTCCCTTCAACATGGATAAGGTTCCTTATGAGACAAAACTAATGTTAGGATGGTGATATGATGGAGCATATTTACTTTATTAGTGGTATAGCTGCTGTATGGACAGCCATAGTAACATCTGGTATATGGGGATTGTAT